TAGTAACTGGAAAACTATTGATATACTACCTAAAGAAGCGAATTTAATAGGTATTGGATTAGACTTCGGTTACACGAACGATCCAACTGCAATAATTGAAATATACAATTACAACGGCACCAGGATAATAAACGAATTGAAGTATCAAACGGGAATGCTGAATAGTGATATTGCAAACGCACTACCGAAACACGTACCCGTTTATGCTGATTCAAGCGAACCGAAAAGCATTGAAGAAATAAAACGCTACGGAATAACAATTAAAGGCGTTACAAAAGGCAAGGATTCAATAAACTACGGAATAGATGTTATGCAACGTAATGAATATTTAGTTACTTCAAATAGCACAAACCTAATTAAAGAACTTCGGGCGTATTGCTGGGACACGGATAAGCAAGGAACACGCTTAAATAAACCAATTGACACAAATAATCATGGTATTGATGCGCTAAGATACCACGAAATGGAAACGTTAGGTATGAATTCTAACTACGGTAAATATCATATTTGGTAAATAAATAATATTTCGCACCCGTTCAAGTATGCAAATAATGTGAATTATCTTTACAAACTACAAAAACACGAATTAAAAGTTAATATATAGAATGAAAACAGAAATTGTAATACCTACTTCATTAAGTGAAATACCTTTAAAGAGCTACCAAGAATTTATGAAGGTAGTTGAAAAGTCAAATGACGAGGAGTTCATAGGTCAAAAGACTATCGAAATATTTTGCGGTCTGAAAATGAAAGACGTTGTAAAAGTAAAATGGAGCGACGTTAAAAGCTTAACCCTACATTTAAACGAAATATTCAAAACGAAGCCTAAATTTCAAGCTACGTTCAAAATAAAGGATATGGAGTTCGGTTTTATTCCTAATCTGGAAGATATGACTTTTGGGGAATACATTGATTTGGAAAGTAATATATCAAGCGTAGAAACTTTTCACAAAGCAATGGCGGTAATGTACCGACCTATTACAAAGAAAGTAAAAGACCGATACGAAATATTTGAGTACAAAGGAACGGACGAATTTAGTGATGTTATGAAGTACGCTTCGCTGGATGTTGTCTTAGGTGCAACGGTTTTTTTTTCGACTTTAGGAAGCGACTTAGTTCAACATACGCTTACCTCTTTGGAGACGGAGATAAAGAAGAATCCGAAGATAATGACTTTAGCGAAAGAACGCAATTTAATAAAAGATGGGGATGGTACAATTCAATCTATGCGCTTTCTCAGGGAGACGTTACAAAGTTTGATGAAGTTACCCGACTGGGAGTTAGAAAGTGTCTTACCTACCTCACTTATGAAAGACAAAAACGAGAAATAGAAGAACGAGAATTAAAAAAAATACAAAGACATGGCTAATTATTACACTGTATTAGATACGTTAAAAACCAACTTAGAAAACGATCCATTTGTAAACACGGTTACTCAAGGCGATATATTTGCAGTCGATTTGGCAAAGCAAACAATATTCCCTTTAGTTCATATTATAGTAAACAACGCTACATTTGAAAGTAATATAATTCGTTTTAACGTGAGTTTAATGGCAATGGATATTGTCAATAAGTCAAAAGACGAAGATACAAATATATTCGACGGTAACGACAACGAGATTTACGTACTTAATACAATGCTTTCAGTATTGAATAGGTTGTACGAAGAGCTTCGACGTGGCGACTTATTTACGGATGCTTTTCAAGTGGACGGTAACCCAACCTTAGAAGCCTTTGCTGAAAGATTTGAAAACTATTTAGCTGGTTGGACTATGACTGTTGATATTTTAGTTCCTAATGAAATGACTGTTTGTTAATGAGTGAAAGATTAAAAGCCTTAGAGAAGTTTCGTGATTTGGTAGTAGCTGAAGCGAAAGCTAATTTACAAAGGTTGGGTAAAAATTCAAGCGGTAAGTTAAGCAATTCAATAAAAGGCGAAGTAAAAGAGATGCCTAATTCAATAGGTATTTATTTCGAGATGGAGCCGTACGGTAACTTTCAAGATAAAGGAGTTGACGGTAAACGAGTGAAACACGGTTCGCCTTATTCATATAAGGATAAAATGCCTGACCCGAGTAAGCTGGATAAATGGATAGTTCGAAAAGGTATTGCACCACGTAACAACGGTAAATTTGCTGCGCGTTCTGTTTCTGCTGCGGGCTTTAAAAAGAGTATTCAATTCTTAATTGCACGAAGTATTTATTTCAAAGGAATTAAACCAAGCTTGTTTTTTACAAAGCCATTTGAAGCTGCCTACAAAACTTTACCTGACACGTTAATAGATAAGTACGGTTTGGATGCCGAACAGCTTTTAAATGAAATATTAGACCAAAATTTAAAGAATATAAAATGAGTATTTTTGCACGTTCACCTTATATAGTAGAAATATCCGAAACGGGACAAGACGGTTCTAAGTTAGAAGTGTTTATTTGGAACGGTACCGGGAGCGCACCAGCTTCACCAACTTACACTTTGAGTAAATTAATACCAGCTTCAAACAACGTAAAGACGTATTACAATATTTCGCCTTACATTCGTGAGTATATCAGTTGGAATACAAGACAAGAGATTTATAATACTTTTGCCGCAACTGACACAAGTCAATGGTGCAACGTTCAATTGAAAAGGTACAAATTAGACAGCGGAACTTACACGCTACTTAGTACAAATTCATACGTAGCTTATGACGGTTTTGGGTGGTATGAACAAGGGTATAATTACACACCGACTTACGACATATTACACGACGAAGGGACGTTTTTTTATTACTACGATGGCACAAACCCAAGCACAAATTCAAGTAGAAGGGCCGGTCATATAATGGTTAAAACTGCAACAAGCTACAAAGCAAAATATACTAACTTGGCAACGGCTGCTACATTTACACAAAACTTAACAAACAATTCTATTTTAGACGTTCCTACCGTTTATGAAAATTATTATTCTGGCGGAAATAAATTAGAAATAATAATTAATATTTTAGGTAGTGATGTTACTGTCTGGACGGGTTACTTTAAACCGTTCGAGCTATGCCGCTATACGCCCGTTTTGTGCGACTTTGTAAACCGTTATGGGTGTTGGCAGCGTACTTGGTTTTTTGCAGCGTCTAACGATACATTCAGCATTGAAAACACGGAATATAATTTAATGCAAAGCACGTTCCCGAATTATAATACTTTAGAAGGTCAAAGAAAAGTATTTAATACAACGGCAAAACGTAGCATTAAAGTAAATACGGACTGGGTAACTGAAAGCTACAACGATTTATTGGAGCAGCTAATGACAAGCGAACGAATATTGTTAAACAGCTTACCCGTAAAGATTAACACAAAGTCAACGGAGCTATTCAAGAATATAAACCAAAAAATGATTAACTATTCTTTAGAGTTTGATTTTGCTTTTAATGCAATAAATAATGTTATATGAGGCAAGTACAAGTTTATATTGAAGGGCAAAAGGTTGAATTATTTGAAGATGAACAAATTAATGTTACTTCGAGCGTTCAAAACATTAACGATATTTCAAAAGTATTTACTGATTTCTCGCAGTCGTTTACGGTACCAGCTTCGACTGTTAACAATCAAATATTTAAACATTTTTACCAATCCGATATTGGCGATCCGTTAGACCCTACTACGTTATTCGATTACAATATTCGTAGGAGCGCATTAATAGAAATTGACTTAACTACTTTTAGACGTGGTAAAATATCAATTGAAAAGGCGAATATAAAAAACGGTCATGCGGAAAATTATCAGATTACTTTTTACGGCGAAATACGAACGCTCAAAGATTTATTTGGCGAAGATAAATTAAATTTATTAGATTTAAGCGCTTACGAATTCGAATTTACTGCGAATGAAATTTACCACCGTATAACTGACTTAACAACTGATTACGATGTTCGCTATCCGTTAATTGCAAGTAACCGAGTTTGGGAATATAGACACGGTACTGAAGACGTAACAAACAATGCGCACGCAATACATTACGATGAATTATTTCCAGCTATAAAAATAAGTAGGTTATTTCAAGCTATTGCAAATGATTACGGCGTTACTTTTACGGGGAACTTTTTAAGTGATACAAGGTTTAACCAAGTTTTTTTATACGGCAAAAATACAACGGAATACACTTGGATAAGCGAAGCAAGTAATATTGATATTGACCAAATAACGGCAACGGTAGTTGATCCGAGTTTACCGAACCCAGCGAATTACGTAGATATATACGGAAGCAAAATAAACATTGAAGAACTTTCTGGAGTTTATGCGCACATTATAAGCTTTGATATTTTAAGTCAATCGGTTGCGGGTACATGGTACATTGATATTTTTCAAGACGGTAATTATTATCAAACGGTGCAAGGTACTACGACGGGAGTTTTCGGAAATGTAACTTTCATAAACACAAGTGGCTTGGACACGGACGTAACTTTTCAATTACGTGCTGATGCAATAATGGACGTAGACATGAATATTGTCTATCAAATAAACGGAAACAACGGTGTAATTAATTACGCTCAAATGAGTACGGTTACAACTTCGCTTTTAGGTAACGTAAATATAAATAACGTTTTGCCTGATATGAAAGTTAGCGACTTCTTTTCGGGCGTGTTAAAAGAGTTCAATTGTACGTGCGTAGCTACTGACGTAAACACTTTTGAAATACTACCGTTGGAAGATTGGTACGGTCAAGGCGCTATTGTAGATATTACACAATACACGGATATAGATTCAATTGATATTGAACGCATTAAGTTGTATAAAAAAATAGCTTTCAAATACCAACAAAGTGAGTCGTTCGTAAATAAGAATTACTTCAAAGCAAATAGTCAACAATACGGTGATGTTGAATATCAATATAGCTACGACGGTGACGAATATATTATTGACGTACCCTTTGAGAATTTATTATTTTCACGCTCAACGCATTCTTCAGGTGACTATGCAATATTCGGTTATACGTTAAACGAGAATTTTCAAGCGTACACACCAAAGCCTATATTACTTTATTTGTACGGTGAAAGCAACGATTTAAGTTCGCACCCTATTAAATTCTATACTGGAGCAACTCATGTAAACATTGACACGTTCGCTTTATTCGGTCAAGACCTTACCTATCAAAACACGAAATATAGTTTAAATTTCGGCGCTGATAATTCTATAATTCATTTAGAAACAATTCAACAAGGTTTATTCGCTGAATATTATTTTTCGTATTTAATTAATTTGTTCAACCTTAAAAATAGGCTTGTTCACGTAAAGACGAATTTACCCGTTTCTTTACTTACAAACCTAAAATTAAATGATCGTGTTATTATAAGAGATAAACGCTATATAATAAACGAAATGAAAAGCAACTTAAGTACGGGACAAGTTGACTTTAGTTTGTATTTAGACTTTCGACCTTTAACAAGCGGTAAACCCTACGTACCAAGTTTTGACGCACAATGTTTAAACGTTCCTATTACGTTTGTTAACGGTGCGGTAAGTGCTACTATTACAACAACGTTTGGCGGCGTTACAATTACGCCAAGTACAATTACAAGTAGTCAAACAATTGTAGTTTGTATTCCTGAAAACACGAATACTCCTTCAAACATTTTAGCCGAAAATTCGGACAGCTTAATTACTGAAGAATTTCAAAACTTAATAACGGAAAATTCGGCAACGCAAGTTATAATTTTAACGGTTACCTATACTTTAAGCAACGGTCAACAAGTGGCAAACCAAATTACAATATTACAACAAT